GAGGCCGAGTTTGTTTTTGAAAGACGCAGGCTCTCTAAGAAGCAGCTTCGCGACATGGCAAAACTCCCTGGCATCTTGGTGTCGCAGCTCAAGGAAGTGGTCAGGAGTGGCGTCAAATCGTCTCACATTGCCAGAGACTTTACCGACGATATCAGAAGCATTACTGGCATCAACACGGTAGGCGAAGGCAACAGGTATGAGATATGGGAATACCACGGCCCGATCTCGAAGTCTGAGCTAATTGACGCAATGGCGTTAACCGAAGAGGACGAATACGGCTCCATTGAAACTGATGAGCTTGACGATGAGATCGAGGCGACTGTGTTCTTCTCGGGCAACCATGTTCTGAAGGTTGCGCTAAATCCTATGGACTCAGATGAGCGCCCCTTCTCGGCGTTTAACTGGGAGAAGGATGAGTCATCGATCTTTGGCTTTGGCGTCCCTTGCTTAATGAGGAACCCTCAGAAGGTCATTAACGCCTCCTGGCGAATGATGATGGACAACGCAGGGTTATCGGTCGCTGACCAGATAGTGGTCAACAAAGAGATCATATCGCCTGCTGACGGCAGTTGGGAGATGGCCCCTAAGAAGGTCTGGAACCTGGTTGATAAGACACGATCTGTCGCAGAGGCGTTTGCCTCTTTCTCGACACCCAGTCATCAAACCGAACTGGGCAATATCTTTAGCATGGCCCGTCAGCTTGCCGACGAAGAAACCAATCTGCCCCTGATAGCCCAGGGCGAGATGTCGCCTAACATGACCAAGACAAGCTCTGGCATGGCAATGCTGATGAACAGCTCAAACATTGTTCTACGCAAAGCGGTTAAGAACTGGGACGACGATATAACCCGCCCTCTAATCACGCGCTTCTATGACTGGAATATGCAATTCAGTGAGCGAGCTGAAGTGAAGGGTGATTTTAGCGTTGAGGCTCGTGGCTCTGGCGCTCTACTGGTTCGTGAGAAGCAGCAAGAGAACCTCATGATCTACTCAAACATCTCTATGCAAAACCCTGAATACTTTAAAAGAAGAGACTGGGCTGAGTTGGACAGAGAAATTGCCAAGTCCCTTGAGCTTCCTTACGACCAGATCACTATCAGTGAAACTGAGATTGCCGAAAGAGAAGCCATGGCCCAAGAAGCAGCGGCCCAGGGTATGCCTGACCCTGCCATGCAGAAGCTACAGCTAGAGGCTGAGTTAGCCCAGGCTAGATTGCAGATAGAGCAGCAGAAGATACAGCTGGATGCGCAGTATAAGGCAGCCGTCCTACAGCAGTCAGGCCAAGAGATGGCGCTCGACCACCAGCTCGAACGCGAGAAGATGGCGCAGAAAGAGCGAATGGATATGTCGCATCTTACAAGTAAGTACCAGATCAGTGAGAGAACGCGTCAGACAGGCTATGCAACGGCCCAGGAGCGCAATAAAACTGAAAGAGATAAGGCGGCAGCCCAAACGAACGTAAAGCTCACAGAGGCTCAGCTGAAGGCTCAGAACATCGCCAACAGCTTTGACACATTCTAATGAGTATTGATACGCATTCACTGACTTGGAAGGCCGTAGAAAAGTTTATTGAGCAAGAGAAAGATGACGCGATTGATTACCTAATAGCGGATCGCGATTCTGAGAGACAGCGCGGGGCGTTGGCGCTCTTAGAGAAACTTGAAACGCTGGGACGCCAAAGCGACCCCGCATAACACCATTCCTTGAATTACTAATTGGCCGCTCGTTAAGAGCCGCTTGGGGTTTTTATGTCTGAAGAAAATGAAGAGCAATCCTTTAACGACGCTTTTGATGAGCTTGCGGAGGGTGAAAGCACTTCATCCGAAGACACTCTTGAAACTTTAACTGATGAGGTAGACGACGATGGGCAAGAAGAAGAAGGGCAAGCCCTCTTACTAGAGGCAGAAACTGGAGAGACTGAAGAGACTGAGGAGCCAGCACTATCAATCGAAGAGCAGCTGAGTGCCGCACAAGGCGAACTCCAGCAATGGCAGCACAGATATAACTCAGATCTAGGCAGGCAGAACGCTTACCAGAGACAACTCAAAGAACAGCAGCAAACGATTGATAAGCTGCAAAAAAGCTCTACTGCGTCACCTTCGGCTGGAGACAATAGCTGGAAGCTGGTTGCTGAGGATTACCCTGATATTGCAGAAGGGGTGAAGTCTCTGTTTGAGAAGCAGGCCAACGAACACAGGGCTGAGCTAGACAGGGTGCGGGGCGAACTGCAGCCCATACAAGAACAGGCGCGCCAATCCTTCATCGATCAACAGTTTGGAATGCTTGAGAACGAGCATCCAGATTATCGAGAAGTAGCTGGATCGGAAGAGTTCAAAAGCTGGGTTGCAACTCAGCCAGGACCGATTCAAGAAATGATTCAGAGCGAGCAGGCAGGCGATGCAGCCTATCTACTGCGAGCTTACAAGAATGATGTCTCACCTGGTCAACAGGCGACTTCAGAGCTGAAGCAGCGACGAGAGAAGCAGCTTCGGCAAGGGCAGACCGTTCCCTCACGCGGAGGAAGATCGAAGAGTAATTTGCCGCCCGAAGATGACTTCGAGGCCGCATTTGATTTCTTCGCTACTCGCTAGCAGGGCAGAGCTGCCACTAACGACACCAAACAAAGATTGACGTACTCGAGGCATTGCCGCTAACGCCGCAAAGCCAACAGGTTCCTCACTCTGAGCAGGTGATCGGTAATTTACTTTTATCAAGATGCCAATCATAACTCGGAAGGAGAATTTCCAATGGCTATTACTACTTACGCAGGACTGTCGCAACGCACTACTGCCTATGCGGCAAAAGAAATGCTGGCTCACGCTGAGCCTATCCTATGTCTGTCGAAGTTCGGCATGACCAAGCCTATGCCAAAGAACAAAGCGAACGTCATTAAGTTCCGTCGCCCTGTTCCTCTTGCTGTGGCAACAACGCCTTTAACCGAAGGTACAACGCCTACTTCACAGGCGCTTTCATACGAGGACGTAACAGTCACTCTAAGCCAATTCGGCAACGTAGTTGAGATCACTGACGTTGTTGCTGATCTGGCTGAAGATCCCGTATTGAAAGATGCTGCAATGCTTTGTGGCGAGCAAGCTGGTGAAACCATTGAGACTCTCATGTGGGGAGTTATCCAGGGTGGCACTAACGTGTTCTACAACAACGGCGCAGCGCGTAACGCGGTAAACACTGCGATCACTCTTGTTAAGCAGCGAGCTATTACTCGTCAGATCAAATCTGAGCGTGGCAAGAAGATCACTACAATGATCTCTTCTTCAGTAAAGTATGGAACAGAAGCAGTCGCACCTGCGTACATCGCTTTTGCTCACACAGACCTTGAGTCTGATATTCGTGAGCTTGCTGGCTTCACACCTACTGAGAAGTACGGATCAATGAAAGCACTGCCTTATGAGATTGGTAAAATTGAGGACGTTCGTTACATCCTCACTCCGGTTCTCAGCTCTATTCCTAATGCTGGTGGAGCAAAAGGCACGATGGTTTCAACAGGCGGTACATCGGCTGATGTCTATCCTGTTATCTATGTTGCGAAGGATGCTTACGGTCACGTTGCACTGAAAGGTGCTGAGGCCATATCTCCTTCTATCATTAACCCTGGGCAACTCGACAAGTCCGATCCGCTGGGTCAGAAGGGCATGGTTGGCTGGAAGACTTATCACAAGTCCTTCATCGCAAACCAAGCTTGGATGGCTCGCCTAGAGTGCGCAGCAACAGCCTTGTAGAAGCAAGAGCAGTAACTTGAAAGGGGGCTTCGGCCCTCTTTTTTTATATCTAAAATTAAGCCGCCTTCGGGCCGCAGGAGTAACAAATGTCAGAATTAAACCTATACAACCTTTCTCACGACGAGCTTAAAGAACAAGCGCGAATCTTGGGAATCGTGGTTAGAGGGAACGTAAGCATAGACACGCTGCGCACTAAGATTAAAGCCGCAGTAGAGATCGAGCCTACGGCAGCTGAAGCTAGCAAGCCGCAGGAAGACCTTGGCAGAAAGAAAGACTGGGTAACGATTGTTATTGCTGAAGATGAGGCAGACACACAGCCAGCTTTTGTCGGCGTCAATGGCAGGTCTTACAGAATTCGACGCGGCGAGCCTGTTGCCGTGCCACCCGAAGTTGTCGCAGTTCTGAATGATGCGCAACAGCTTGTACATAATCCAAAAACTGGTCAAAGCAAAAAAATACCAACTTACCCATTCAGGGTAGAAAGCTAAAGTTATTACCCGCGTTTAACCCGTTATGAGTAGAGATGACTATGAATTACTTACAACTTTGCCAGAGATTAGTTCAGGAAACAGGAATTGCTGACTCTGGCCCCGCCAATACGGCAGGACAGGTTGGTGACTATGGTCGTATTACCTTTTGGGTTAATGATGCGTGGTTAAAAATACAATCAATGCGCACTAACTGGCATTGGATGTGGGGGGAGGGTACTGGATCGTTAGTGGCAAACACCAACACAGTCACTCTTCCATCTACAGTAGAAAGCATCAAACGAGTATCACTGGGTCAAGCTTATTTGGAGCGTCTTAGCTTCGATGACTTTGCAGACGATTATCGTATTATATCGGCAGGCAATCCTGCTGTGTTTACAGTTCGTCCAGACAATGTGCTTTTATTTAATGCCAAGCCTACTGAGACTAAGACTGTCACCTACCACTATTACTCAAAGCCAGTATCCCTTACTGATAACACCTCAGTTCCTGGTCTTCCCGATAGATATCATATGTTAATCGTCTATGAGGCGCTCAAGTCGTATGCGCTGTTTGATGAAGCGCCTGAATTAGAAAGAAAAGCTGTTGGCTATTTCGAATCAATGCTGGCTGATCTGCATCGAGATCAATTACCCGCGCTCAGCGCGCCTGCAACTCTAGCCTAGCGGAGCAGTTTAT